CAATTTAATATTAAAAGAGTTCAAACTGCTGTAAGATCAGATTTCGATAAAGGGATAGGATTTGCAACGTGGTTAGGATTGGAGAACGAAGGACTAATGAAATCAAGAAAGATTTTGCCAAGGTTGCAAGAAAGTATAATATTAAAAGAGTTCAAACTGCTGTAAGATCAGACTTTGACAAAGGTATAAGATTTGCAGAGTGGTTAGGATTAGAGAACGAGGGATTAATGAAACACTATGGGTTTGATGGTTCAGACCAATACAGATATGCGAGGATTTTCTAATGAGTTGGCAGATGGCAGTAGTTGGTGCAATAGGTGCAGCACAATATCAACAACAAGGTGTTTATGGTAAATTTAATGAAGCTAAAAATAATCGTGATGCTTTAGTAAAAGAACAAAATGCAGAAATACTTGATAATAAATTAGAATTAGATTTATCAACATTTGATAAAAAATTTAGAGAGCTTGAAGGAAATGTTATAGTTCAAACAGCAAAATCTGGTGTTACTCAAGGAGGTACTGCTGCTAGAATAAGATTAGCTAATTTAACAAATGCAGAACTTGAAAAAGATAAAATGAGATATGATACTGAAATAGGAAAAGCTAGAGCATTTGAAGAAGCAAACTTTGCTAGAATTAGAGGTCAAATGGCTAGAGAAGAAGCAAAAATTGCACAATTAAGAACAGCAACTTCAGTTGGAACTTCATTATTACAGATGAAAGGATAATATGCCAAAGATACCTACATATACTTCAACCTCATCTATGACAACAGCAACACCTTCTGTTGCAACTGATGTTCCAAATTTAAATGTTAACAACACTCCAGCAGGTGCATTACAACCTATTAGTAATTTTGTAAGAGATAGTTATATACAAGAAAAAACAACTGAAGCTAATAACAGATCATATAAAGCAATAAATAGTTTCTATGAAGATCAGTTAGATGAACAAGGAAATGTATCTCAAAAAGGTTGGTTAACAATACAAAGTGAAACAAAACAAAAACCTAATCCAACAGAAGCATCACAATATTATGATGCAGAAGTTGAAAAACTTTATAATTATCATAAAAATAATAAATTAAAAAATTTAAATAACTTTGAAAAAAAAGCTATTGATGCAAAATTTTATGCAACATCTGGGTTATTAAAAACAAAAGCAATAGAAGAAGCAAGATTAAATTTAATAGTAGAAAATAAAGAAGTTGATGATGATACTTTTGTTAAAGAAAGTTTATTGTTACAACAATTAGGACCAATGTATCTACCTGCATTTAAAGATAATATGGAAAGAAGAATAAATGCAAATAAAGATTATGATGATGGTGTTAAAAAACAATTAATTAAAGCATACAAACAGAAAGGTTCTGAATTTTTAGCAACTTCTATGGCTAATAATCAACCTAATAATTTTAAATTATCATTAAAAGAAGGTGTTTTTGATGATGTACCTGCTGGTGAATTATTAAAATTAGATGGTGTAGCTAATGAAAAAATTAAAGAGCAAAAATTTAACATACTTTTAAAACCTTTAGATATACCTTTTGATGCTGATCCAAGAGATTTTACTATAGCTAATGAAGAAATAAAAAATAAAACTTTTGGTGGTAATAAAGAACTACAAAAAATTTTTGAAACCTTACCACCACAACAAAAAATTGAATTTGAAAAAGCATATCAAACCAAAGCTAAAGCAGTTAGAGCAGATAGAAATATGGCAATACTAACTCAAAGAGAAGTAGCTAAAATTGAAACTGCAATAGAAAGTAAAAAAATTTTTGATGAAATGGAAAAAAATAAACCAAGTTATCAAAAAGATTTAGAAAGAATTTTTGGTGTTAATACAGTTGCTATTGAACAATTTACTACTATGAATGAAAAAGTAGCAGATGGTTCTGCTAATAAATTATCTAATTTTGAAAAAAATGATGATATTATTAAACTTATTATTAATGATAAAGTAAATACTATTACAGACAAATTTTTATTAACAGGAGAAACTGGAGAAGGAAAAAGTATATTAGATAGAATAGGACAAGATGTAAATTTAGCTGATGTTAAGTATTTAAATAATCTTCTTGGAATATCTAATGAAACAAATTTTAAAGAAAACCATACAGAATTTTTTAAATTTATAGATAATTTTAAAGATCAAGTTGCTGGTAGTGTTGCACTACAATCTTTAGATCCTGATAAAGATGCTAGACTAAATAAATTTAAATATGTAATGTACAATAGATATATAGATGGTTTACAAAAAGGTATTAATTCAGACGAATTATTGAAAGCAACAAAAGGAAATAAAAATTTTATTGGTTATGATTTTTATACTTTTTTACCAGATGTTAATGATGTTTTTAAAGGTATTTTAAATGAAGTTAAAAAAAATATAAATGATTTACCTCAAGATGATACTCCAGAAATTCCTTTGGAATCATTAAAAAAAGAAAAAGAAAAAGAGTTAGGTAGAAAACTTACAATAAAAGAATTTAGAGAACTTATAAAGGAAAACTAATGGCTTCACTAGCAGAAGAAATAAAACTTTTTAAAGAAGCTGGTTTTTCTAATACAGAGATTGAAGAATATAAAAAAGAAAAAATACAAGAATTAAGTTCTGCTGGTTTTACTACTCAAGATATTGCAAAAGATTTATGTTATAAAAAAATAAATTTAACTCCTATTAGACAAGCATGGCAAAATATTATTGAGTTTGGAAAAGAAGAACATGAAAATGTTTATTCAGAATTAAAACAATTAGAGGATCAAAATGATGACACACCTTTTATTCAAAAAAGAAAAGAAGATTTAGTTGGTAAAATATTTGAACCTGCAAAATATTGGGAAAGAGGTTGGGGTGCTGGTATATGGGATTTACATCAATCTTATGTTAATGATGTAAAAACACCAGAACTTTACACAACAGGTCAACCAGATGATACAGGTTTTATAGAAAGAAATATTACTAACATTGCAAGACTAATTAAAGACTTACCTGTTTATGCAGTACCTACTATTGCTACTGGTCTTGCCACTAGAAAACCAGATGCTAGTTTAGCAGCAGGTGCATTTGTTGCTGGTTCTTTAAGAGAAACATATTTAAAAGCATTAGAAAATGATGAAGTAAATGGTTTTCAAGAATTTTTTGATATATGGACTAAAGAAGGAATAAAAGCTGGAGGAATAGAAGCGGCTCAAATTTATGCAGCTACTAAAGCTGGTGGTTTTGTTTCTGGTGGATTAAAAAAAACTATAGCACAAGCTGGTGCTTTTGAAGGAGTAGGTGCAATTCTTCATGGAGAAATGCCAGGTAAAGAACAATTAACAGATACTTTTTTTTTATTTGGTTTATTTAATTTTGGTAGCTCTGCAATAAAAAAATCTAAAAAAATTATAATTAAAAATGATAGAACAAAAACAGAATTAGCAGATGATATGATTATTAATAAACCTGTATTTGATGATGTTGCAAGTACAACAAATCAAAATCCTAGATACTATGGTGGAGATAAAAATATAATATTAAAACCAGATACATTTAAAGAAGGAATAAAATTTAAAACAGAAGCTGAACAAAAAATAAATGATAACATTAGATTTACTGAACCAGAACCTATAGTAACCATACCAGAAAAAGCTAATGCTGTAAAAGATTCATTTGTTACTAATTCTATTGATAGATTGCATCCTATTAAACAACTAATATCTAAAGTTCAAAATACAAAAAATACTAAAGATGCTTTAAACTCTTATGAAGATTTTAGAAGTTTATTAGGTGTTGAAAATTTAGCTGGTACTTTTATAGAAGTGGGAACTCAAAATGCTAAATTAAAAACTAATGGAAAAGCATTTAAACAAGTATTAGAACCTTTATTAGATAAAGATTTTGCAGTTCCTTTTTTACCAGAAAAAATTTCTTTTAGTCAAAAAGCAAGAGATTTAAAAAATAGACAATTATATTCAGAATTTTCTAATTATGCTGTTTCTAAAAGAGTTGTGGAAAAAGAATCTCAAGGTATTCAAACTGGTTTTGATTTAAAAGCAGCTAAAGAACTTTCTAAAAATTCAGAGTTAATTAAAAAATATGACAAGACTCAAAAAGAATTAACATCTTATAATGAAAGAGTTGCAAGATATGCAAAAGATAAAGGTCTGTTAACTGAAGAAACATTTAATGCTATGCTTGAATTAAATAAAGATTATATACCATTTGCTAGAGTTGCAGAATCTTCATTAAAAGATAAAGGTTTTATTCAAGGAGTGTCTAATCCTTTTAAAAGAATGGTTGGATCAAAAAAAGAAGTAATAGATCCTATAGCAACCACTTATACTAATACATTTAATATTATAAAAAAAGTAGAAAGAAATACTGCTTTAACAAATTTTTTTAATTTAGTTGAAGCTAATAAAAAATCTTTTCCAGATATAAATAAAAAAATTATAAGTAAAGTAAGCAATTTAGATATTGTAGAATTACAAAAATTAGGACTTGATACTTCTAAACTTTCACAGAATGTAATAGAAAATCTTAAAATATTTAGAAAAGAATTTGATAAAGTTGGAGAAGATTCAGTTGCTGTATTTCGTAAGGGTAAATATGAAGTATGGGAAGTAGGTAAAGAACTAGCTGAAGCAATGAAAGATTTTAATCCAAGAGAAGCTGGTAGTTTATTTGTTGGTATTGCTAGACATCCTGCTCGTTGGTTAAGAGCTGGTGCTACTTTAGCTTTTGATTTTGTAGGAGCAAACTTTTTAAGAGATACAGTTCAAGCAGCTATTTATAGTAAGTATGGTTTTTTTCCTGTTGTTAGTTCTATGAGGGGATTGTTTGATATTATTGCTGGTAAGACAGGTATAAATAAAAACTCTCAAAAATATTATGAATATTGGATTAAATCTGGTGGTATGCAATCAACTATGCTTTCAGTAGACAGAGCTGTATTTGATAAACCTGCTTTTGATATTTTAAATAAAGGACCAATAAGAAACAAAGCAGAAAATCCTATAGAAATATTAAGAGTAATATCTGAAACTTTTGAAAATGCTACAAGACTTTCAGAATTTAGAAGAGCTTATGATGCTTCTATAAAAAGAGGATTAACACACGAACAAGCAATTAAAAGAGGTGGTTTTGAATCAAGAGATATAACTCTTGACTTTGGAAGAATGGGAGCAAAGATGAGAGGACTAAATCAAATTTCTGCTTTTTATAATGCTATGGTTCAAGGTTTTGCAAAAGTATATGATACTGTAAAACAAAGACCAACAAGATCATTACTTGTAATTAATGGAGCTATTGTAGGACCAACTGCATTATTTTGGTTTTTAGGAAAAGACGATCCAGCAATTCAATCTCAACCTGAATGGGTTAAAAGAAATTATTGGTTGGTTACAAGTGGTGAAGGTCAAAATAAAGTTGTTCATAAAATACCTGTACCTTTTGATGTTGGTGTTACATTTAAAGCATTAACAGAATCTTTTTTAGAAACAAATTTTAATAAAGACAATAAAACTAAAAAAGAATTAGAAGGTTGGTTTACTGATTATTTATTTAAAGTTGGTAAAGGATTTGTACCAACACCACAATTTGCTATGCCATTTATTGAAGGTGGATTTAATGTTAGTTGGTTTCAAGGTAGACCTTTAGTACCACATTATATAGAAAAAAATTTACCAAATAAAATGCAATACACTACATACACCTCTCAATCTGCTAAACTACTTGCTAATGGAATTTACAAATTGATAGGACATGACACAAAATTTAATAATCCAATATATATTGATAATTTTGTTAGACATTGGAGTGGTACAATAGGAAGATATTTATTACAAATCTCTGATGATGCTTTAATAGAGAATGGTTTAATTGAAGATCCTATTTTACCTACTCAACCTTTATCAAGAATGCCAGTTATAAGAGCTTTTACAGCTCAATATCCAGATGTTAATTCTCAATACATTACAGATTTTTATGAAGAATATGATAAGATTAGTAAAATAGTAAATGAAGTAGAAGCTCTAGAAAAAGAAGGTAAAGTGTTAGAATCTCAAGAATTATTAAATAGTGTTAAAGGTAAAAATAGATTACAATTAATTCCTTATGCTGATGCTATTAAAGATCTTAACTTTATTATAAGAGATATATATAATAATAAAAAATGGACTAAAGATGAAAAAAGAGAACTTATAGATGCTCATTATTTAGTTATGATTAGAACAGCAAAAAGAGCTTTAGATATAATGAATATAAAGGTTGATAAGAATGATGAATAATAATATAGAGAAAGTAATATGACAGTATCTTCAACTACAGTAAAGAACTCCTACTCAGGTAATTCAAGCACAACAGTATTTGCTTATACCTTCAAGATTTTTGCAGACACAGATTTACAAGTAATTATCAGATCCTCTACAGGAACTGAAACAACCAAAACTCTAACCACGCACTACACAGTATCTGGTGCTGGAGATGCGTCAGGTGGTAA